TCGGGTTGACGAACCTACCAAAAACAAAGTTGATGAAAGTGAAGAGACAAGCATCTTCGCGAAAATCGACGAAGACCTCTTCCTCATTGAGGAAAAATAAGGAGAAAAAGAGGTCCGACCGCTGGAAATCATTTGATGACAATCAAGTGGATTTCAGTGTAAACAAAGCACTTAGTGCTTTCATAAAAGCGATAGCATTTGTTTACCAACTAGTGTTATCGGTGCCTCGTGGCTATGATTTTGTCACGCTAGACAGTTATTTCAATGCTGTCAAAAACTCAGTGTATGTAGATACACTCAATGGAATCTCACTGACGATGAAACAAGCGAAGGTAGAGATGAAGTTATTATACTATCAGTCTATTGGAATTGATTTTAAAAAGAATCTTGACTGGTTGTACAAATTTTGTTCTCCTTATTCCATAAGAAATTTTCGATGGCCTAGGGAGAACCCCTTTTTGCGGTCTAGTTTCATTCATCATGGAGGTGGCTATCTCAATGGATGGGGCAAGACCTTAGGTTTCGTGCGTATTGGTGGGGATTTATTAGATTCACATCAATATTTACTAAACTTTAGAGAGAAGTATAAAAGCTTCTCTCTCACCAGAACGGAGATAAAGAAATTTATGGCCAAGTATGGTTTAACCAAAGGAAGTTTAAAACCTTTCTTTCCCGGCAGAAATGCCACATTCCGTGAATACAACTTCATGGCCAACCCTGGACCTACTTTCAAACAAAGTGGGTTCAGTAAGAAACTGAGTTGCTTCAAGTGGGCATACAAGCTTTACGAGGAAATACTCAGATTAGCTGTGTCGGGGGAACTTACAAACCAGTATCTTCCCCGATATAGTGTAAATGGCCGGTCTAAGTTTACTACTTGGACAAAGGCCCTCGGGAAGAAGGCGGACGGTAAGGCACTAGGGCGAGCGGTATGGATGGCCGACGCGCACGAAAGCCTCGTCGCTTCAACCTTTTCCAGTCCTCTAAATGATTGGTGTAAGAAAACCCTCTTCACCCATCCATTTATGATTGGCTTTAATAAATTTAGGGATGGTAATCGCTTGCGTAGCCATCTCGAAAATTTCCAAAGTCATATATGTGGTGATTACACAGAATATGATTCATCGGTGAGTCCTAACCTCATAAAGGCGGCATTCACCCTAATTGACGAACTGTTTGAAGAGTTTCCTGGTAAAAAACATTTACTGGCTTGGCTCCAAGAAGAGTTCATTCACACCCGAACCGTTTTGGAAGATGGGTGCGTTTACCAAACTCGGGGGGGTATTCCCTCCGGGAGTGGTCTTACCAGTTG